CTTGCTAGCATTTTTTGACAAGTCTTTGCAATACTCTTCCATGTCTATGTATTCGCCCATCGTAAACGCATCCCAATCATTTACAAAGCCGTAGTCTACACCCTTAATTGTTAGCTTTTCAATATGCTCTCCGTACTCTCCTTTTCTTAAATTTTCAAGGTGGGTATAAGCAACGTCTAGTGCCTTCTTTGGCAACTCCGAAACTTTGCTTTTTTTAATCCCAGAAAGAGCAACAAGCTTGTCAAGTTCGCTTGAATCCTCATGCAAGATTTGCCACTCGGCAACACTTAGGTCTGCAAAGGTATGGGGTAACTTTATCTTCATTATACGGTGACCGAATTAAGTATCGTAGTTAGGTTCGTGCAATGGTCAACTGCTAGTTGGTCATTTCCTGCATCAATCATTTCTTGCATGTAATCAATTCCAAGTCGCTTGTCATTTTTGGGGCTTCTTCCCTCAACTGTTGCCTTCTCTGTTGCCCACTCAGTTAATGACCTTGCTTCGTTTCTTGTGCCTCTGTTATCCCTTACATCTTCTAGCTTGCCTTTCATAGCTGCCGTGTCTGTTAGGTCTTGGGCTTTGGTAAAACTCATGCCTGTCTCTTAATCAATTCTGTAAGGTGAAACTCCGCCACACTTGGTTTGTGCTTCAATAAAGCATTGCAAGCTTCATGCAACACTTTTCTCTCTTCATCCGAAGCTGCTAACATCATTCTAGCCAAGTATTTTGCTGTGTCGCAATTATCCTCACACCCATCCTTGCACGCTTGTATTTTACCTAGTGCAATTGCGTACTTTGATTCGGGAGCTTTTGCTTCAACCTCCAATTCTTGCATCACTTCTTTCCTGGAAATTTTCTTTTTCTTTGCCATTTTAGTAGTTTTCTTCTTTCTGTAAATATAACGTAGTTTGTATTAACTTCTTACACCTAGCCCAAATGGTAAGTGCCATAGTTAGGATTAGTCTGATTAAACGTGATTGCATACCTGCTTGCATCAATAAAGTGGTTGAACGCATCAACCGGAGTGTTCAGAGCTTTTTGGTTTCGGTCTTCTTTGTATTTGTAATTCCTCAACTCTTTAATTCCATTTGTACTCCTAGATGTTATGCTCAAAGGTTTAGACCTCATGTAGTCAATCCCTGCTCTTATGCTGTCCGGCCCTTTCCTGCATGGATGCACATTGAATCCCTGCGAAGCAATTACTGCAATAGATTTTGGCTCTGCATTGTCGGCAATTACGCTATCTCCTTTGTCAACTTCTGCACCTCTCAATACGTTGCAGATTTCTGTATTAAGCAATCCATGTGAGTAGCACACTTCATCCAAACAATATCCGAACCCATCCGTGTAAACTTTTACGATTGCTGTTGGGTCGTTGGTATATCCAAAGTCTAAGCCCACAGCCAAAAGCTTCCAACCTTCCGGCACTTGCTCCACCTCTTTCCAATGTGTAAACACTGTTGTCCTGCTCACTCCTCTTTCTCCTAATCCAAAAACCTTCCAATAGTTCTCATCTGCTTCCTTCAATCTTTCAATCTCCTTAATTGTCTGCTCTCCTAAATATGGATTGTCTTTGTAGGTCGTTTGAAAAAAATCTGTATCATCCCTTGTAAGCACTTTGTCATATATCCAATGAAATTCGTCACTAGGGTTGTAGTCTAAAATAATTCTGTCTTGGGTTCGTAATATCAACTGCCTCCAATCTTCAAGGTGCAATTGGTTTGCCTCGTTGATGAAGAGTATGTTTCGCTTTTTTCCTCTGACCTTCTCTGCTTGGTCAACACTGATAAACTCAACCAAGTTTCCAAACAGCTTGTATGTACCTTCTTGCTTATTGTGCAGACTTGGGTCGTACCAATTCTCTTTTTCCAGGATATGAAAAAAATCTCGCATGGCACTTGAGCGTAATGATGGGTATGTTTTCCTGCAGATAGTTACAACCTGCTTTGCATTTCTATTCTTGTAGCAATACTCAATCAGCACCGAAAGTATAGAATATGTCTTGCCGGATCTTGTTCCACCTTGATGCACTTGGATTCTTGCTTTGCTGCTTTTAGCTTGGTAATATGTTTTAGGATTCCTCAATCTCTTTGCTATTAAAAAGCCCATATAAGGCAGAGTAGCACCAAACGCAAAACCCTATTGGCTCTGTTCCAATTGTGCCACGCATATCGTCATGCTCAAGCTCTGAGTCACATATACTGCAGTTATTCATCATCATCAAACCAACTTGGCTTTTTATCAGTTTGTGTAATGCTTATATCTTGGCTCTCCACATATCCTCTTTGTTTCCCTTTGGTTTTTAGGTAGAAGATAGTTGCTGCCGTAGAGTTGTCAGCTATCTGTTTGTGCAACTGACTTTCTGCAAAGTCTAAAGCCACATTTTTTAACTCATCAACTTTTAGCTTAAAATCTTCGTCACTATTGTACCAATCGTAGTATGTTGTTCTTCCAACACCTACAATCTTGCATGCTGTGGTTACTACTCCCAAAGATTTTTCAAGGGCTTCGAGTAGTGCTTTTTTACTGTGTTCGGTTTTGTTCATTGTTAAACTCCTGCTAGTGGTATTTTTACAACCGGGTTAATATCGTATGTTGTCTTTTTCTTTCCTTTATTTCCTTTGTCCTGCTTCACAATTTGTCTGCCCCATTTTCTCTGCAGAAGCATCATGTTTTCTTTTTCTCTTTCTATTGTTCTATAGTCTGCACATCCTCCTTTGTTTTTGTGGTCTTTCTTAATCATGTGAGCATAGTTCAATCTTAAAAGCTTACGGTACACGTTTGCATTTTGGATGGAGAAGTCATAGTCTTCTTTTAGTGGCATCCTCTCATCAAAGCTAAGTTCATTGTTTAGAAACCCCATGAAAGAACCCGACAGAGTATTGTTGAGCGAGAAAGGTGTGTATTCTCTATAACTTCCTTTGTCTCCAATAATGTTAATGCCCCATAGTCTGCAACCAAATTGTTCGCACAAATTAAACCCTTGCTCAATAAACTCCTCCACATCTTTAACCTCTACGGCTTTTGGCAATTCGTTTTTCCATGTCCAAACTTTAATTGCTTCAATATCATCGTCAATCATCAATCCTTTGTCGCCAATGTAATTGTCTTTAATATAATTACGCACCCTTGCAATGTTTCCTCCAACCTCGTTAGGCATCACCTCTACATTGTAACCCTTGTCAATATATTCTTCTGCTTCAAATTCATGCACGCAATAAATTACGTCAGGCAGGATGTAATGAGTTTTGACTCCATTAGCTCTCTTGTAGCTCGGTGAGTAAATTTTCATTTCTTTAGCTTGTTAAGATACTTTGCCCCATCCAACACTCTTCCAACTCCCTTGCTCCAGGATTTTCCATTTTGTCTTTTGCTGTAAACACTATCTAGGTCAAAGTGAGTTTGGGCACTCAACCAATCAATATCGTTGTTGAAGGTTAGCACGATGTAGTTATTTGATTCATCCAAATACTCGCTAAATTTCACCTCTTCTTCAATCTCACCAAATTCGTCAAGTGCAGGAATTTCCATGCCCCACTCAATTAACTCTTCTGCATCATGGTTGTTTGCAAGTATATCCCAATCCCACTCACCGGAATGTAAGTTGTCTTTAATAATAAACTCTTGCTGCTTTATTTCATCCCACGAGGCAACGTAAACAGGCACTTTCTTCAATCCGGCTGCCTTTGCTGCTTTGAATCTTTGGTTGCCTCCTAAAATTACATGCTCCGGATTAACTACAATTGGCTTTGCTTCAAGCATCTCTGGAAATCCTTTGATGCTTTGCACAAGTTCATTGTACTTCTTCTTTGTTATTGTTCTCGGATTATTCGGGTTCTCCTTTATCTCGGTTATTTTCAATGTACTCATCTGCAGTATTTATTATGTTTCTAAATGTTTCACGTATATGGTAATCGTTTATGCATACGTTAAGCAATACCTCCCAAGCATTGTCATCACTTATCAAGGTTCTAAAAAAGTGTTTGCCGGATTTTACCTCACTAGTAAACACAACCCACTCTTTTGCTTGGTTAATATATCTCTTTGCTCTTCTCGGTGTCATTTTATTCGTCTTTTAGCATTTCACTCATTTCTGTAACCATCTTTTTAACGCAAGGCGCACAGCTACTCACTTTGTTTTTTCTTTGGGTTACACTATTGTAAAGCTCTGTTAGTTTCATGTTTTGTTCTTTGGTTATGCGATTCTGATTTATAGATCCTAGCAGACTTTTCAAGCTTTTAATGTCTTCTTTTTTCACCTCACTCCTCCATTTGTTCAAAGGGCAACTGCCTATTTTTAGGTGAGTTTTTATTGGCATGATACATCCACACAATTTCTTTGTTGTGTTTTTGTATTTTACTTTTTCACCAACTCCCAAAGTGCCACAGCTTTGTGTGATACTCACAAAGTGTTTGCAACCTCTGCAAATTTCTAGTCTTTCATTTCTTGTCTTTGAGCTTGTCAAAAGCATCTTTGATTTTCTTTTTAGTTCTATATAGAGAAGTGTGCAATGTTCTTTGGGCAATGCCTGAATCTCTTGCAAGCTCGCAAATGTTTTCACCGGATAGCCATAAACGAAAAACTTGTTGGTCGAACCAACCCAAGCAGTTTGTAAATATCTCCAACTGTTCTCTGTTTATTGCTTCATATAAGTCTTTGCTTTCTGCAACCGGCTCTTGTTTAATTTCTAACGTGATTTTGTAGATTTTCTTAAACTGCCCCCGTGTTCCTTCAATAAACATTGCCCTCCTAAAATACCCTGTTGGGTTCTCCATCACTTTTGCGAGGTCTTGTTTTACAACTCTTAGGTAAACATGGTTAACAAGGTCATATTTGTCCTTGTGGTAATTTGCAGCATAGCGAACCAACTCGTTGTAGTTTGCCTCAACCCAAATGTCAAATGCCTTTCTGTCTTTGGATTTCTTCAACTTTGTTATTGTAAATACATATAAGCTCCCGCAAATCCAGGACACTAAATTTAGCAGACAAATTTGATGCAATCACCAAATCTTCTGCCGTGCCTTCTCCGTACTTAATATCTAATTGCTTTGCAAATTCGTATTGCTCTCCTCCTCTAAAGCCATTGCATCTTTTACATTGAAATTGTACATTTTTTTCATCCCATCTTGTATAGTACTTTCCTCTACTCTGAAAATGTCCTGCATCAACCTCCTTCCAATACTTTGTTGCTCCACAAGTAAAGCACTCTCCAAATCCTGCATCATCTACGAACCTTGTCCGTATATACTTAGAAAATACTTTGTCAAGTTTTTTAACTAGCCGGCTTCTTTCTGTAGGCATCGGCTAAAATATAAGCACAAAATTGGCTTACTCCAAAACTCTGCCCCATTGTTGAGCCATTGCTCTTGCAATTCCTGGAAATGTTTTGCTCCTCAATCCCTTTACTGCTCCGGCATCTGAGTACCACTTTGGCATCTTTTTTCCACTTTCAAAAGTTATAAACTCTCCTTTGTTAACATGAGTAATGTCTTCATCAAAGAGGTTTGCTTTTTCATTGTGGTAAAGCAGAGGTAAATTTTTTAACCAAAGGCAAGTCCTCTTTTGTGCCTCATCTCCAAAATAGTAAGGATGTATAATTTGGTCGGGCTTCCTGTGCTCTACACTCATAATGCCCACCGGATTTTCAATAGCTATTTTGTCAATCGGTGCATTTACTAATGCCATAAAAAAATCTATTGCCTCCTGTTGTCTTCCATCTGCAATCTTTGCTTCAAAGTGTCTTGCACCACTTACTGCCAAGTGAGTACATGGAGGGAAGGCAATCATCATGTCCCACCCATTTTTCACAACCTTCAAAACATCTCCACGAATATGCCACTTCTTATGTCCTCCACTACAATCCAAAATGTCGCAGCTATATGCAGCATGCCCTAATTTTCTAAGCTCTTTTGTTACTGCTTGGCTTTCCTCACATGCAACAAGTATTTTCATTTTCTTAATCATCGTAAAAATATCCTTGTTCTTCGCAATC